GCAGTGTCAGCATTACCAGTAAGTGCTCCTGTTATAGATGTGATGTTAGCAGCGTCACCATATATGTTCTGCCAACGTATTAAATTGCTACCTAAGTCATATGTGCTATCAGCAGCAGGGAATACATGTTGATTAAACTCCCATGCGTCATTAGCATTTGACCAGAGCATACTGTGATCTGATGCTCCTTTCAAGATTATACCACCACCATCTGCTGTAGCGTCAGTAGGTGAAGCAACAGTACCAAGCTCTAAGTTTTTGTCATCGACTTGAACGGTAGTAGAATTGACCGTAGTAGTCGTCCCGTTAACTGTCAAGTCACCTGTGACTGTCAAGTCATTAGGCATCGTGACATCATTTGGGAAAGCAAACTGTATATTATTATCGTCTATACGTGAACATATAATCTGCTGTACATTACCTTTAAATGTTATATCATCTATAACAGAGTATGATGATGTCAATCTAAACGTAACATCAGGAGATGTTGCTGCGATAGCACGTATATCATATTCTGTACCAATAGTAGATCCACCACCACCAACGTCAAAGTTTCTGACAACACCATCTGTCCCCTTCAATTTCATGGTCAGGACGTTATTAGCAGTTGCCTCTAATACTACGTCACCATTTTGTGAGGGTGATATACTTGATGGGGGTCTGAGCAGATTGTTATCCTGTTCAGGTAATCTACGAATCGTCAGTGACATTATAACTGTTTAACTACTTGTACTATGGGTATTTAGCGTATACCAATCACGTGCTTCTGCTTCGTGGTCGAAGAACATGGTAACTCCATGATCATATGCTACCCACTTGTCAATTATATAATCCCAGTGAGGTGTTTCTGGGTAATCATTGTGGTGTGCTGTAAGATAATCTTGATAGAACTCAGGGTTCTCTCTCATATCTTTCTCAAAGTCCAACTGGGCTGTGAGGCGATCCTCTGGTACTTCAGACATAGCGATAACTGGTGCTAATATATTTAGCACACTTTCCAGAATAAATTTCCTGCTACGGTAATTCTTTCTTTGTCTGTACTGTGATACGGATACACTGCGTGATTAGTAGGAGACGGAAACATAAGCACCTGTCCGTTCCATGATCTATCCACGTTGATAAGTCTATCCTCTAGTTGGAATCCACCATCACTAGCAAAATCTTTTCGTTCTTCCACACCGTATGGTATGTCTACAAAAATAACAAAACTTACCACACCGTGATGGCAGTGGTAAGGATTGTATTGACCAGGTTTCTGATAGTTTACCCATAGTTCGCGGAGATCCAAATAGTTTGGATTAAAGTCTCCTTCGTATGGGCATGTCTGAAAGAATGTGTGCCAGATATTCTGTGAAGTATGGACGAGATAATCTTCTAACCCTTCAGTAGGAACGAGAGATGACTGTTGATTCAAAGCACCAACTAATTTATTATTATAGTCCCAGTCCTCGTCTTTCCTTCTTTCTATACAAGCATCTTTTAGCTTGTTAAAAAGGGAAGGGGGGATATGTTCGTGCCAAACTTTGCTCATCACAAGAATATTGTTCTAGGTAGTCCTCTAACTTACGTATAAGTTTCACACTACATTTATCTGTTGTACGACATATGTCTAGTAATTCTAGTATGTCGCTTTCTCTGAACTGCATTAGAAATAATCAATAGCGAATAGCATAGGTAGGTCGTTAGAACGACTTGCTTCTACATATGATATTATTCTAGCACCAGGATATATTTTGCCAGCTTGTTTGGCGATATCCTGACGTTTAGGTTTCTGAAGCTTTGGGAAAAATATCTGAACACGGTATGGTCTACCACGCCAAACCAACTCGACGTAATAGTATTTGCCATACTCATTCAGTCTCGCAGCTTCTGTAATCATTATGATACGACTACTTGAACCTCTGTACAGTGGACTGTTGCTCCACTAGCAGTCTTAGGCATTATAGCATACTTCATTGAGTTACGCACTTCTGCTGTTCCTGCGAACGCTGCGAAACCTGATCCATCTGTACCACCTATTGTAAAGGTAGTAGGTGTAGCAGCAGTTACCTCAACATGAGATAAGTTATATGCTGCTGTAGATGAACCTGTAACTGTAACGTAGTCTCCTACCTTGATCTGATTATGATTTCCACCTGATCTTTCTATTGTGAATACTACTGGGTTAGCAGCAGTAGCACCTGTGATACCCATACGTACTGGGCTATCACCTTTGACTATAACTGATTCGCCTTTCTCTACATACAAACTTGAGTTAGTGGCATTGGCAGCTCCACCTAACTGTATGGCAGCACCGCCCTTTGCGACTTCAGCAGCGAAGCGATAGATACCTGTCTTGACAGATAGTGCTGTACTTTGTGTGTTGGCAGCACTACCGACGGTCACCGTAGGTCCATCCTGCACTACTTTTAATACTGACATTTTAATAATAGTTGGTTCTTACTTATTTATCCTTGGAAGCATTCTTCAACATCTTCTGTAAATCAGCAGTACTGCCTACAAATAAAGCGTTGTTGACTGTGGAAGGTCCTTTCTTTTTCTCTTCCTTTACTTCTTTGGTTGTTTTCTGAAGTGCCATAAGTTTATCAGCAACGTCACCGACGTGTTTGATTAACTGTCCTGCTACTTCATATGCTCTGGGGTGGTCACTGCCTTGTGCTACATCTAAAGCACCATCGACTGCTTCCTGACCTTTCTCTATCAAGGAGTATAGATTTGCTCTAGCATACTCATGATCATCATTGACTTGATCATCAGTATTCTTGACAGGGGTTGCTTTTTTGGGTTTAGGTTCAGAGGTGTCAAACGCCTTTTCTAAACCACCGAAATTGTTATCCATAGAAAGATGTCATCTCGTTGAATCCGAAGTCATCATCACTCTCAAGGAGTTCTGTGTCAGCGGTTGTAATAATATCTATAACTGCACCACTCGCATGAGCAGATTGAGTTGTAGCATTTTGACCACGGAGTACGTTAATAGACACTCCATCAGGTTTGGTCTTGACCTTCATAACCTCGTTGTTGATCTCAATATAGTCACCTATGTTGAATACAGTTGAGTCTGTAACAGGTAAGGTCGCGACTGACTTGTTGACCTGTGCTGTCAACGTTAGACCAGCTCCATCACTATCCTTATCACGGAGAGCAGTAGGTTCTACCTGATATGTCATACGACGTACTGGAGCCGCAGGGGTACCAGTATCGTAGTGAACTTTTGCTTTCTTGATTGGTTTGCCAGTCTGTGTAGGTCCGAAGATGTATGCTTTGACAGTAAAGGTACAGTCAATCGTAGTTAATTTACGTTGATCAAAGTTACCTTCGTATTCATCTGCGTAGTTTATACTATTTAAAATTATCGGTATATCACGATACTCATTGATGTCATCTATAATCTTGATACTGACACTATAACCAGGTTGGAAAACAGGAACTATCTGTTCTATAATTTCCAATGCTTCATCGTTTGTCTTAGATAAGATAGACAAACTAAAGTCTAGATTGTATGGTACTGGTGTATATATTTTTCTCGCACTCTTTCCATCTTTCTTATAGTCAGCCGTGATAGGACTTAACTTTCTAGAACTATCGTATGATATACCTGATAGTTCAAAAGATATTCTAGGTAGAGTGATAGCAACCTTCTTGTTTAATTCTGGTTGTCCCTCTAGTCTAGCTAAAAACTTTTGCTTAGGACCGTAAGCAAGAGGTACTTTCATCTTCTGGTAAGTTGTACCACCTGTCTCTTTCCTAACTTCTATTCCGTTGAATAAAGTACCAAAAGCGATAACACACTTTCTGATTACCTTATTATATGTGTATTCACCTAACATGTTATGTTCCTATACCAAATGGGTTACCTTCACTGAAGTCAATAATATCATCAGCAAATGTCTCAAACGTAGCAGACTCAGAGTATTTAGTATCTGTAGTCTTCATAGCGTCATAACTATGTATCGTTATTGACGCACCGCTTGTATTACCAACGAGTAGTTCTCCTATCTGGAAGTCCTCAGTAGGTGATTTTAATTTTAACCAGCCTTCAGATTTATCCCAGTCTGCTAAGAGAGCTGTACCCGCAGTAGTTCCACTGGTAACAGTCTCACCATCTACAAAGTTACCTGATAGTCCAGATGGTACAGACTCTATATCAAACGCAGCAGTAGTGTAGCCACTACCACCACTGTCAATTACTATTTGACTGACTGAATCGTACCCGTCCCCTTCATTTGTAATCTCGACTTTAGTGAGTGTACCATTCGAGTCAAAAGTCGGAGTGACCACAGGTTTGGTGCCTGCAGTGCCAGGATCATTAAAATCAATATAAGATCTAGATACATCATAACCTTCTCCTCCATTAAGAATTTTTAGACCAACCATCTTACCGTTCTTCACGGTAGGATCAAAGGTGGCAGGGGTAATTGGGATTGATCCACCCACGTTCACAACTATCATTTCAGCATGTGCTGTTGCTCCTGTACCA